TCGATCCTCCCACACCATGCCAAAGCAGTTCGCCCAGTTGTCTCCGGCGATCGCCTTGTTCACGGGTCCGGTCGAAATGGGAACGGGCTCATAGCCCTGTAGCCGGTAGAAGATGCCGTCATCGCCCAGCCATGCCAGCGTCCCGCCAATTTGCACGATGCTCTGACGCGAGGCGCAACCGCGCTGAAATGCGATCTTCTTAGGCTTGAACGGCTGCTCCGTATCGCCAGTGTCCGAATAGAACTCGCCCGTGCGCTGGCTCAATCCGACCAGCTCGAACTGACTAACGCCAAGCCCCACGAACTTGTCCGGGGATGCCTCCGAGTCCGCACGGTCCAACGCGTCGTAACTCAGTGCGTTGTCGATGTCGGACGGGTAGATGAACCGGCCGAACGGGTCCATGTGGATCAGTCGGCGATTGAGGTATGCGGTTTGAACGGACCCCGTGGCTGCGTCATCCGTCACCTGCGTGAACGTGTTCGTCCAAGTGTTCCAGACGTAGATACTGGAGCCGTTGGCGATGGAAAGCTCGTTCCCGAACTCAAGCTGATTGTGCTGCATCGACACCGGTCCGACGCCGGGAATCGTGCCGCGCACGGTCGTGCTGTAGTCCGATGCGACTTCATACAGCGTGGTGCCAGCGACAACGAACAGGCGGCCTTCCACATTTCGGATGCCGCCGATCCGAACCGGGTCTGGGTCGATTTCGGCCAGGAAGCTAAGGCCAGGCGCGCCCACCAGCTTTATCGGCGACAGCGTTCCAGGCGCCTCTGCAGGTCGGGGAATCCAGTTCACCGTGTCCTGTGCGGACCACGGCAGGTTGTCGTCCTGGTAGAAGCCGCCGATCAGGTTGACGGGATCGAGCTTCATCAGAAGTAGTCGGCCTGCGTTGGAGCGTTGAGGTCCGGGAACTCGCGCAGCTTCCACAGTTGCGCGGTGCCCGCCTGCTGACCGGAGGCCAAGGTGGCCGTGCGGTCGTAGGCGCTGAAATCGTCGATGAACTGCACCGCACACACGCCGCACAGCGCGCTGAAGTACCGCGCGGGAATCGGGCCGTCCACGTCGAACGGGATTAGCCCATCCGCATACAGTTCTTCCAGCTTCTGCTGCAGCCCTTGATTCACCAGAGTGTGGTCGGACGCCTCGGGTGCCTCGTCGGCATCCAATACGCCCAACCGGAACAGCACCCGGCGGATCAGGTCATCGCGCGTGTACGTCGCCATCCATCCCTCCGAAGAAGGGGCGGAGGCCGAAGCCCCCGCCCAAGCCCACTGACCCGTTAGGCCGGCGGTGCCGCCGCAACGAACACGGTGACGATGCCCCAGTCGATGGCGTCCTCGCCGGCCGACTGGTTCCAGACGATCTTCTCGACGCCACGCAGCTCCTGGAAGCCGACACCGCGGCGGAAGCCGTAGTCGTCTTCGGCACGGACGGTCGTCTTGGTCGTCTGCGCCCAGGCCACGCCAACCGCCTGCGCTCCGCACAGGTAGCACGGGGCCACCGGGGCACCGGCCGCACCGACGTCGCCAGTGCCCGGAATCTCCGGGATCTCGCGGATCACGACGCCATCCCAGTACAGCGAAGTGGTGCCGGTGAACAGCGGGTTGGTCAGGGCGCGCTCGCGGGCATTCTCGTGCACCGTCGCGAGATCTTCCTTCAGGTCTCGGTACGGGTACGTGCTGGCGAACATGACGTAGGTCTCTTCGTCCTCGCCGTAGGTGTACGGCGTGATGCCGTCGCCATTCACGGTCACCGCCTGCTGCGCCATCGACTTGGCGAGTGAAACGACTTCCTTCGTCAGCGTCATCGCGGCGGTGATGTTCAGCAGCGCGGTCGCATGCACCGGGTCGTAATTACCGACGGCATTGCCGAACAGAACGCGGTCCTCGTTTGCCACGGTCCAAGCGTTCTTGTTGGCCGTGGTGGCGGAGGCGTACGGAACGCCCGCAATCATGCCAAGCGCGCTGATGATCGCTGTCTTCAGGTAGCGCATCGCCAGCTTCTTGAGCGCCGTCCGGCCAGCGTTTCGAACATCGAACGCCGAAGCCTGCTCTTCCAGGTTGTTGACCACCGTGGCATCGCGGACGACACCGATGGTGATCATGTGGCCGTCGTTCGGCAGTTCCTTTTCGGCGCCCACCAGCAGCGTCGAACCGGTGTTCGGACCCGAAGACGCATCCAGCGCGCCGACCAAGTTGAAGGTTATCGCGTCGCCCTTCTTTTTAGTCAGGTCGTTGTTGACCTGGATGATGTCGTTCTCGCTGGCGCCCATGTAGCGCTTGAAGCGCGAGTCACGGACGTACTCCATGAAGAACTTGTCGTCCCACTGCTTCGCTCGGACTGCAGGGGAGATGATGGTCTCAGCCATTGCTGATTACTCCTATTTGGGGAAAAGTGAATCGACAGGGTTGTCGGAAAGCACGGGCGCCTTTGGCGCCGCACTGCCGCGATTGCTGATGTCGGGAGGGATGGCCGCTGCTTTCGCAGCACGGGCCTGCGCTTCTCGGGTTGCCTGCTCTCCCCGCTGACCGAACTCGGCCAGTAGTTCCGCCTTCAGTTCCTCGCGCACTCGCGCCTTGAAGGCTTCGGGGTCCTGCAGTTCCTTCATCTCGCGCAGTCGCTGCCCCTGCTTGTACATTTCCCGCGCCGGATTGGCCGCCGTCGAAACCGCCTTGGCGATGGTCTGCGCCAGAATCGGATCGGACTTGGCCGCCTCAATCACTTCGGTGGTCACCTCGTCGTAGTCCTCATGCGCGTCGCGTTCCACCGCCTCAAGGGCGACGTAGACACGCTCGTTCGCTTCGGCCCGCACGCGGTCAACCGCCTGGGTCACGTACTGCTCGGGGTCGTCGTAGAAATTCGCCTTAGGCGCGGACTCTTTCGGTTGCGTCCGCAGTCCTTCCAGTTCCTTCTCCAACTTCTGCCGCTTTTCACGCTCCGACATCAGCGCGGCAATGGGGACCGTCTTGCTGGACTCGGGGGCCGGCGTCGCCTCCGTGGACGTCGGCTGCGGCGGCGTTTCGGCCACCACTTCCGGCGTCTCGTTTACGCCCGTTTCAACATCCGATTCCGGCACGTCGTCAGCCTCGGAAGGCTCGACCGCGGGATCGGACTGCATCATTTGGTCCAGGAAATCAGTCTTGTCATTGCCGTTCATTGCTACCTCTCATCGACCGTCTGTCGTCGTCACATTTCGCCCAAACCGTGGCGGCCGGCCTCACTGAAACCGCGAGGGGGTTCCTTGCTTCACGACCGTAGGGGTCATGACGTTGATTCGATCGGTGGCCGCGTTCAGACGCTCCGTTTCCGCGTTGAAGCGGTCGGTTTCGGCGTTGAACTGGTCGGTCTGCGCGCCCATCAGGTCCGCTTGCGCCTTGATGGCGGTGGCCGGGTTGTTCGCGGCCTGCTGCTTGAGCTTGGCGTTCTCTTCCTGCAGCGCCTGGATCTGCTGCTGAACCTGCGGCGGGATGCCGGCACCCTTCAGGTGCTCCAGAATCCGGTCCTTGTTCCGCAGGTTCGATGCCTCGATGACCATCTCCGTCGGGATGGCCGCCGGGTCAGCCTTCTTCAGCTCGACGAGCTGGGCGAACTGCTCGGCCTGCACCGTCACGGTGTCGGGGCCGTCCTCGACGATGATGTCGACGTCCAGCGAGGCGACCGGATTCTCGACACGCAGCACCATGCTGGGAGCAATCGCCGCCATCATCTGTAGCTGGGGCGTCACCGGCTGTCCTTCCTGCTGCAGTCGCGCGATCTCGTCGGCGACCGTCACCGGGCGGTTGATGCCCACCCACTTCAGGTTCTGCTCGTCATCGGTGACCCGGATCCACATCGGGCCGTCCCAGTACTGGCGAATGCGGCACCAGGCCGCGCGGTACACGCGCCAGGACCAGTCGCGCAACGCGTCGAAATAGATCGCGTACTCGGACAGAGCCGCGCCCTGCTGGATCTCCTGCGAACGTCCCGACGGCGCGCGCGTGTCGCCCTGCAGGCTCGGATTCACGCCGATGGTGTTCAGTTCGGCCTTGGCTTCGGCCAGTAGCTGCATCTCGCCCTGCATCGGCGCGAGACCGTCCTGAATCTCCAGCTCTGTGCCAGGACGCTTGATGACCCAGCCATCCGGGCGCGCAAGCTCGCGCTTGGCCTTCGACACGCTGTCGACGGCGCCATCCTCGGCCACCACCTGACGCATCGTCAGCCGGTGCAGCGCCTTCGAACGTCGCTTGTTGATCTCGTCCTGGATCGTCAGCCAGTTCCAGACCAAGCCGTAACGCTCGTTCTCGGTGGTGACGAACGCCGACACGGCGATCAGGTCATTGGCGGGATCGCCATCCTCGTCCTGGTAGGGGGACACCTGCGGGCCCCACAGGAAGCCGCCGCGACACAGCACGGCGACCATCCAGCCCTTCTTCGGGTCCTTCCAGCGGTGCTTGAGCACGCGGATGCGGCGCTGGCTTGTATCGGCCCACTGGAACTTCGGCCGGTCGTCGAAAGTGGAAGCGAACACGTCGCCACCGGAGGTGTAGCAGCCGTCGACTAGCTCGGACTTGTCCTTGAACTCCGCCTTGGCCTCGTCATCGAACATCCAGATGACTTCGCCCATGTACGTCGCATCGCTGAAATCACGCTCGCGGCTGTGCTGGTCGCGGTAGAACCGGTCCCAGTGCACGCAGTTCAGCGTGATCTCGTACTCACCGTTCTTCTTTTCCCGGACGCCGACACATACTGCGCCGATACCCTCAATCGCCAGTTCTTCCGCAGCGCCCGAGCGCTTCTTGTCGAAACCCTGCTGCTGAATCACGAAGCGCAGCGCGTCGGTCGCCGCTTCCGAATCCTTGTCGTGCTTCGGGGTGCGCGGGTACGCCTTCGGGTCGGTGCGCTGGCGCTTCTCGAACCCGATCAGGGCGTTTATCTTCGGCGCGATCTGATTGGCGGTGATGATCGGCTGCTTGCGCTCACGCAGGGTGGCGATTTCTTCGTCCGACCACTGGAATCCGTCGTAGTAGTCCCGGCACTGCTGCCCGCGTTCCCGCTCGTCCTGGCTGCCGCTGAAGCTGTCCTGGAAGTCCTTGAGGATCTTGCCCAGCAGCTTCGAGTTGTCCTCACCGTTGAGCGTGTCCGCGGCCGCGTTGGCTTCGGTCCGGGCGCCTTCGGGTGGGGTCGTTACGTACTCGGCCATTAGGCTGTTTTCCAGTTGTCCGCTTCGTCGTCGTCGCCGTTGAATCGGTAATCGCGCATCGTCTTCTGCTGTGGCGCGTCAGGGACGCCGCCGTTCGCCATCGCATCCAAGCCGCGCGCAAGCAGCGAGAGCACGTCGACTGCGTCGTCGTCGCGCCCGTCTTGTCCGTTGAATGCACACAGCTGGTTGATGACGCGAGGCACCCATGGGTGCTTCGACTCATCCGCCGGGAAATGCACCATCCCGGCCGCACACATGGCTGCGAAACCCAGCGCCCGTTCCGCCTTCGACGAGGCCGATGGCAGCGCCGTACGCGCAACCACCGTTCGCTTGGCGATCATCGAGCGCTTGATGAATGGATCCAGCGACCGGTGAATCGGCCCCTTCTCTTCGAATGCCCGCAGCGGCTTGTGCGTGCTGACAAGACGCAGCCATTCGTTGATCCAGACGGTCGGGTCTTCCTGCCCGAACCACCAGTCGTGCACGTACAGGTGTCCATCCGGCCCCAGTCCACCGACGCCGTGCTCG